GATGCTCATGGCACTAACGATAAGTATGAAAGAGAAGCCCAGAATATACTTAAAGTCTGGATGGAATCTCCAGAGCATCCCATTCTCAAAGCCGCAATATTAGAGAGGAGTGTATTCTTTGTATTACTACCTTTCTATAGGTTTAATGGAGATATAGGCTTGAGGACACTTTCTCAGGACGTGTCAAGGGATGAGGTCTGTCATGTTGGGATTCATGGGATGGTTGCTCATGACTTAGGTTTAAAGCAACCTGAACATTTAAACAAAATAAGAAAAGCCACTGTTGCCTGGGTCATGGATGGTCTAGGAGTTAACAACAATAAATATATAGATAAAGACTTTTGGTTAAATCAATCTGACTCTCTCTACCACCGAGGTAAAGCAGAGGGTCTGACAGATACACAGAGAAGTCGAATGCCATCATTCTTTGAAACCTCAAATGTAAACTTACCCTCATATGGATGAATTAAAATACGAGGATATTTTTGAAAATAATCACTATCAAATTAAAAAGTTGATGGAGGATTTAGACGATATCTTCCCACCGTTTTACCCAACACCAACCCATAGTATGAATGATATTATGTTCCGTTCTGGACAGAGATCAGTCATTGATTATTTAAAAGACAAATTAGAGCCTTAAAAACATGTGTTTTCCTAAACCGCCTAAACCACCTAAAGCTCCCGAATTACCACCACCAAATCTTGAAGCTGTAACTCAACCTCAAAGATTACCAACACAGGGTCCACCTCCAGCAGTTCCAGCAATGGCAATACCTGTCACACAAAGTTTACCCCCTATAAATACAGCTCCATCACCAGACATAGATATTACACAAACACCTCCCCCTCAATTAACACAAACAACTACTGAAGATGCTACTTTAAAGAAAAGAAAGTCAAAAAGACAACAATTACAACAAGCAAGTAGAGGGACTAGCGCTTTAAGAATTGAGAGAGATAAATCTATTGGTACTCAAACGGGTGGGACAGGAAGCACTGGATTAAATATTCCTAAATAATAAAAATGAAAGAATTAGCTCAAGCCCGATATCAGTATTTAGTTACTGATAGGCAACCTTTCTTAGATGCTGCTAGAGATGCTTCAGCCTTAACGCTACCTTATCTTCTACCAGAGGATAACTTATCGTCAGGCGGTGCGCTTCCAGTTCCTTGGCAGTCGCAGGGCAGTCGCGGAGTAAACGTCCTCTCCGCCAAATTAATGTTGTCACTCTTCCCTATAAATACAAGCTTTTTTAAGCTCCAAATAAACGATGCTGAGATAGCTGGTCTACCTAACGTAGACGCTCAAGTACGTTCAGAGATAGACCTTTCTCTGTCAAAAATGGAGAAGATGATTATGCAACAGATCGCTGAATCTAGTGATCGTGTAATCCTTCATGGGGCTATGAAACATTTAATAGTTTCAGGTAATGTACTGTTATTTGCTGGGAAGAAAAACCTCAAACTATTTCCAATGGATCGCTATGTCATTAATCGCGATGGAGATGGGACATGTATCGAGATAATTACTAAGGAGAGTATTCATAGATCACTCCTACCTAAAGAATTTCAAAAGCCTCTTACTGGTAGTGAGGATTCTAATTCCCCTGGAGAAGATGGACCTAAGTTTGGAACAGTAGGAGGATCAGCTAAGAAAGATGATGCTGATGTTTATACATGGGGCAAACTAGATAATGGTCAATGGAAATGGCATCAAGAAATAGATCAAAAGATAGTCAACGGATCACATTCAAGTACCCCTAAAAAGATAAGCCCTTGGCTCCCCCTCAGATGGAATATCTGCGATGGAGAAGCATGGGGTCGAGGTCGAGTAGAGGAGTTTATCGGAGACCTTAAATCACTAGATGGTCTAATGCAAAGTCTAGTGGAGGGCAGCGCGAGCGCCTCAAAGGTCGTCTTTATGGTATCTCCCTCAGCTACCACTAAGGCGCAAAGTTTAGCCCGTGCATCAAACGGTCAAGTCATACAAGGACGGGCGGATGACGTTTCGGTAGTGAATGTGGGGAAAACGGCGGACTTCCGTACAGCTAGCGAAATGATAGCGAGCCTAACGTCTAGATTATCTGATGCTTTCCTTATCCTTAATCCAAGGCAATCAGAACGCACAACCGCGACTGAAATCCAAGCTTTAATACAAGAGTTAAATGAACAACTTGGAGGTATATTTGGAAATCTAACTATCTCCTTATTAACTCCTTATCTAGATAGAAAGTTATATCTACTCTCTAGAAATAAATCTATCCCTAGCCTCCCTAAAGGTTTAGTCATGCCTACTATTGTAGCTGGCTTAAATTCTGTAGGTAGAGGTCAGGATAAACAATCTCTTATGGAGTTTGTAACCACCATTGCACAGACAATGGGACCAGAGGCTTTAATCCAATATGTCAATCCTCAAGAGTTCTTAAAACGTCTAGCTGCCTCATCAGGTATTGAGACATTAGGACTAATTAAAGATGAGCAACAGATACAAGCTGAGAAAGAAGAAGCGATGCAACAAGCTCAACAACAAGAGCTATTAAAGCAAGCTGGACAATTATCTAAATCACCAATAGCAGAACAGTTTATCAATGGACAACCTCAACCAACCGGCCAAGAAACCTAGGAAGCGCCGCAAGCGCAACCCTGATGGTACATTCACAAAAAATGAAATCAAACCCGTAGAGGCAGAATTACTAGAGAAACCAGCTGGTAAGTATTCCATTACTAAAAAAGTTAAGGGTACTACTGAAGGTCAGACAACAGCTGGCAAATATTCCAACAACAAAAAGGAACCTGTAAGACCTGACTTCAAAGGAATTAAGACTATTTATCATTAATGGCAACTACCACATTTGACCCAACCTCAGACGCACCCTCAGTAGAACAACAGGAAGCTGAGGCCGCTGCATTAGCTCAAGGTGAAAAGATAGCTCAAGCTCAAGAGGAAGATAAGCAACGAGCGTTTGAACAGAACGAAACCTCAGAAGAAAATATAGATCTAATTGGTGGGAAATTTAAAAACCAAGAGGAACTACTTAAGGCTTATCAAGAGCTAGAGAAATCTAGATCTCAAGAAAATACTGAAGAGGAAGAAACCCCTAACGCGACCTCCGAAACTGAAGATAAAACTGAAGAGCCTCCCAATGAAACTGTTGAATACATGGGGAGGTTAAGTCAAGAATTTGATGAGAAAGGGGAACTATCTGAAGAGGCTATAGATAGTCTTAGTAAGATGGACTCCAAAGATCTAATCAAAAATTATCTTGAATACTACGGAAAGGTTCAAACACAACAACAGCAACAAACAGTACAAGCTACTGAATTAGAAGCTATTAAAGATAGTGTTGGTGGTTCTGATAAATATTCCTCTATGACCTCCTGGGCCGCTGAGAATTTAACTGCTACTGAGATAAATGATTTTAATACTGTTACCAATAGTGGCTCTGTTGCTGCTATTAAATTTGCAGTAGAAGCTTTAAATACTCGGTATGTAAATGCTGAGGGATATGAAGCCCCTATGGTTACTGGTACTAGACCAGCAACAACCGCAAAAGCATATAGAAGTAATGCTGAACTATCGAGAGATATAGCTAACCCTCTATATAATACTGATCCAGCTTTCAGGCAGGATGTAGAACAACGACTAGCACAAAGTACAGATCTTCTTTAAAACAATGGCTAAACAAAAAGGAAAAGGTGTAGATCAAGGAGCATTTAAAAAATGCTTTAACGGAACCAGTAAGCCTTACCCAGGATACAACCCTCAAAAAGGTGTAGGTAAAGAATACAAACCTTAAATATGAATGTGGCGACCTGACCTATCATCCTCGCCTACGTTTTTTATTTACACAAACAGATGCGTAATAACGTATATGGAAAGGAAGTAGCAGTAGCTGAGACTACCTCAGAGAGCTACTTAGAAGGAGCTGAAAGAACTAACGGTCAGCTAGCAATGATTGGAGTTATAGCAGCTCTAGGAGCTTACATAACAACAGGTCAAATCATCCCAGGTATTTTTTAAAAATGAAAAAACTTTCAATAGCTTTAATAGCTTCTTTATTTTCAACTCCAGCATTCGCTGGCCTTTATGTGAATGTAGAATCCAATGCTAATCACACTGGCTCAACATCTAGAGCTACTGACCTACACGTAGGTTATGAAAATAATATTGGAGAGCTGGCTTACTACGCTCAAGGCGGTAAAACAATTAATGCTGCTGATGGGATTGATACTGAGTCTAATTTCTCTGGTAAGTTTGGTGGTTCTATCTCTGCTACAGATAAACTTGGAGTCTATGGTGAAATCTCTTTCTCTCAAGTTAAGGAAGACGATAACAACTATGGATCAAAATTAGGATTAAAATATTCTTTCTAAATAAATGACAGTATCAACCCTTAAACAACAATCTAATTGGAATAGCTTTTGTGACTGGGTGACATCTACTGATAATCGTCTGTATGTCGGCTGGTTTGGGGTTCTTATGATCCCCTGCCTCCTGGCAGCAACAACCTGTTTTATTATTGCTTTTATAGCAGCTCCCCCAGTGGACATAGACGGTATCAGAGAACCAGTAGCAGGCTCACTGATCTATGGAAACAACATCATCTCAGGGGCAATCGTCCCGTCAAGTAACGCAATCGGATTGCATTTTTACCCAATATGGGAAGCTGCAAACCTTGATGAATGGCTCTACAACGGAGGGCCGTACCAACTCATCGTCTTCCATTTCCTCATTGGTGTCTCATCTTACATGGGACGACAATGGGAACTTAGCTATCGACTAGGCATGAGGCCGTGGATATGTGTAGCTTATTCAGCTCCTGTAGCGGCTGCCTTTGCAGTATTTCTAGTCTACCCATTTGGGCAGGGGAGTTTCTCTGATGGAATGCCTCTTGGTATTAGCGGTACTTTCAATTTTATGTTCGTATTCCAAGCCGAGCATAATATCCTCATGCATCCTTTCCATATGCTTGGTGTGTTTGGGGTATTCGGCGGCGCTCTTTTCGCTGCAATGCACGGATCTCTCGTTACGAGTTCGCTCGTTCGGGAAACGACTGGCCTTATTTCACAGAACTATGGATATAAATTCGGTCAAGAGGAGGAGACGTATAACATTGTTGCGGCTCATGGCTACTTTGGGAGGCTTATCTTTCAATACGCCAGCTTTAATAATAGTAGGAGTCTTCACTTTTTCCTTGCTTCTTTCCCCGTCGTTTGCATATGGATTACCGCTATGGGAATCTCCACTATGGCTTTTAATCTCAACGGCTTTAACTTTAACCAGTCAGTCGTCGATGCCAGTGGAAGGACAATCCCTACATGGGCTGATGTCCTCAACCGTGCCAACTTAGGTATGGAAGTAATGCACGAAAGAAACGCTCATAATTTTCCATTAGATTTAGCAGCTGCTACAGAAACATTGACAACTATCTCTTAAACCACGTCCGTTCGACTTATCTTTTTTAAGTTGCAGGTCATCTAGTCATGGAACGGGGGCTAGATAAAGAGCTATTACCAATGACTGTAACTCTTACTTATCGCGGTGTTGCTTACACAAAAGTAACCCGTAAGTAAAACAAAGGAAGGAGAGCACCTCAGAGTCAGACTCTCCTTTCATCACCCTTTAGCCCAGTGAGCTGGATAACTATGGGGTAGCTACCTTGAGAAGGTTAAATCTCAAAACAAAAACTTTTGAATCGATTCGGGAAAAATTATAAACATTTAATAGTTAAAAGAAAATGACTAATATGGCAAACATTACCCGCCCAAGTGCGGTTAATGGAAACCAAGGTAATACCTACGCTACCAAGTATGCAACAGCGCTCAAGCTGTTTAGTGGAGAGGTATTTACTGCGTTCAATAACGCCTCAATCTTCAAGGGACTCGTAAGAGGTTACACCCTTAGAGGATCGAAATCAAAACAATTTTTACTAACGGGTAAGCTCGCCGCGGGATTTCACACTCCAGGCCAACCAATTTTAGGCGATACAGCGCTAAAGGCTAACGAAAAGACGCTATTATTAGATGATCTCCTCGTTGCGAGTCAATTCGTCTACGACCTTGATGAGGTAATTTCTCAATGGTCTACCAGATCAGAGCTTTCAAAACAGATCGGAGAGGCTTTAGCAAATTTCTATGATATTAGAATTGCTCGTGTCTTAGACATGGCAAGTAGGGAAGCATCCGTAGTTACTGGAGAGCCTGGAGGCTTTGAGGTTTCTATCGGTTCAGGTAAGCAGTTAGACGCTCAGTCAATAGTGGATGGCTTTTTCGAGGCGGCAAGCGTTTTAGATGAACGCTCAGCGCCCCAAGAGGGACGTTCAGCTGTTCTATCTCCTAGACAATATCATTCACTAGTATCCTCTGTAGATACAAACATCCTTAACAGAGACTTAGGTAACTCACAAGGCGACCTAAATAGCGGTAAAGGATTAGTGAGCATTGCGGGAATTAAGATCTATAAGAGCAATAACCTCCCATTCATGGCTGCTTATAACTCAACTGTTTCAGGTGAGAATAACGACTATGCTGATGCCAATGCTACTTGTTGTGGACTTATATTCCATAAGCAAGCTGCTGGTGTTGTTGAGGCTGTAGCTCCAACTATCGAAACTACATCTAACGATTTCAATGTCCAATATCAGGGTGAACTAACTTGCCCCTCTATCTAGTAATAGGTAGATAAACATCGGATGAACTCAGAGAAACCTAAGTCAAAAGATAAGGCAATTCTGAGCCAAGCCTCTTAAGCGTAAGAGGAAGGTGCATCGACTACATGGTGGAACACGCTTGTTCCGTAATACATGATTAGCGTCCGATTTCCTACATGGAAAAAGATATAGTCAGCTCCATTAGAAATAATGGGTTTAAGCGCAGTTAATCGTCGGAAAATTAGCGATGGGTGTTGGATCACTCGACGTTAAAGTCGCTGGTTCTTTACAAGCACAATAATTTATTTAGCCCTAGGGGGTGCATCCCCCTCGGTGCTTCTCGTTCACTAGAAAATTAACGAAAACATGGCAAATATAGCTAAGGCTACAAAACTAGCTGCTGTAAATACAATCATCTCAAATATAGGTCAAGCCCCAGTAACAACCTTAGAGAGTGGAAACCCATTAGTAGAGATGGCTGAACAGATACTCGATGAGATATCTAGATCAGTTCAATCTGAAGGATGGGTGTTTAATACAGAATTTCATTATCCATTTGGTAGAGATGGTAATAAATTTATAAGAATACCTACCAATGTACTAGCTTTAGATACAGCCAAACATCATAAGAACAGAGCAACCATTAGAAATAATCAACTCTATGACAAGGTAAATCATACCTTTGAATGGGATGATGATATGGAGCTTGATGTTATATGGCTTTTCTCTTTTGAAGAATTACCAGAGGCATTTAAAAACTACATCACAATCAGATCAGCTAACGTCTTTGCTGGTAGATCAATAGGATCAACAGAGGCGGTTAAGTTTGGAGAAAGAGAAGAGATATTTGCTAGAGCATCTGCTTTAGAACATGATACTCAACAAGGGGATTACACCGTATTCGCAGATAAGGATAATGATCAGTCTTATCAGAGTTACCTACCTTTTAACGCTATAAGAAGATACTAAATTATGTCAGCTATCTCGCAGTCAATTCCTAATTTATTAGGTGGAGTATCACAACAACCCGACCCTTTAAAACTTCCAGGTCAAGTAAGAGAAGCTGAGAATGTCTTATTAGATCCTACGTTTGGTTGTAGAAAAAGACCTCCAACAAAATTTATCAATCAACTTGCAACAGACATACCACAGAATGCTACTTGGTTTCCAATATTTAGAGATGAATTTGAAAAATATATAGTAGCCATTTATAAAGATGGTAGTAATAACACTCAAGTAAAAGTATGGGATGCTGATACTGGAGTAGCTAAAACTGTCAATATGCAGGGATCAGCTGCTAATTATCTAAGTGTTAGTAATGTTCAAAGTATTAGAGAATTAACCATTAATGATTACACACTTCTTTCCAATTCTGAAAAGCGTGTATCAATGGATAGTTCAACAGTAGATTCTACTAATCAAGAGGCTTTAGTAGTTATTAATCAAATTGCATATAATACGAATTATTCCATTGACTTTTTAAAAGACGGTCAATCAGCCTCTCAACAGAAAATCTATAGAGCTAGCAAACTATCAATCAGTCCAGCTACTTTCCAAGATGCTGGAGCAACTTCTAATAGTAACTGTACCAGTGCTGGATCTCAATCATATACACATTCAGATGGAAGTAAAACAGGATTAGCTTTTAGTATTGCAACTACCTGTAGCTATGCACAAGAAAAGACATCAACAGACGGAGAACCATTTCCAACTGGAGTTGAATTTCTAAGAGTAAATAATAGTTCTAGTGGTCCTTCAGGTTCCAGTAATGATAAAAATAATTTGCAATTCTACGCTGAAAAGACATTAGGTTTATCAGCTAATCATACTGGTGTTGTCTTAGGTGATGAGAGATTTAATGATACAACTACAACAACTACCTCTGGTAACATTACATATAGAACTCATTGGAGAGCGGTTACAGATGAAGATCAACCTACATCTGATTGGACATTAGATAGTAATGTTCAATATTCAGGACCAGGATCTATAGGAGCTGTTCAGAGAGAGCCTTGGGGTTTTATTAATGGAGTTCAAAATTATCGCTATCATTTTTGGTGGGGTTATACAAACTTAGGACAGGTACAAGCTACTGCTAATGAACCTGAACCAGTTTTATATGTAGGTGGAAGTGGTGATGAAGCTACAGCCACTGAGAAATATGTAGCTTATCATGGAGCATGGGATACAGGGCCAAATGCTGCTAACCATAGTCATTTTGGTATCAGTAAATTTGAAAAATCAAACACACCAACAGCTAGAAGAAAATGGGATTTACAGAGAATTGAACAATTAAGTTATACAGATGACAATAGTTCATCGGCTCCTGATTGGTCTCAGGGAAAAACCTTTAGTGATTCAGAAACAACCTCAAGCAATTATACATTAGGTAATAATGATGTAATCAGCGCCAATACTACTGTTTATGCTTGGTTTTCTATATCAGGTGTTCAAAGTCCTAATCCAACAATCACCTACCCTCAATTTTCTGTATATACATCAAAGGTTACTCTGACAAATTCAGGGGTTGGATGGCGACAAGGTGATTCATTTACTAAGACATTAGCAGGCAAAACATATACAATTACTGTAGAAGAAGAAGCATTCAGCTATAACTTTGCATCAGATAATTCAGTTACCTATACAAGCCCAGCTGATACAGCAGCCGGTCAATTAAATATAGGAGCAATAGTTAGTAGTTTAGTTACTTCAGTAAATGCATTATCAGCTTATACAGCTCAAGCTATAGGTAATGTTATTTATATAAAACGAACAGGAGATACTAGAGAATTTAATATCCAAACAAGAGGAGGTACTAATAATAATGCTATGTATGCACTTAAAGGAAGTGTAAGTAATGTCTCATTACTACCTTCTCAAGGTGTTTCAGGTATGATTCTCAAAATTCAAAATACTGAAGATAGTACTGCTGATGATTACTATGTAAAATTTACTGCTACTAGTGGAAATATCCCAGGCCAAGGTAGTTGGGAGGAAACAGTAAAGCCAGGTATCACATTAAATTTAAACACCTCCACCATGCCTCATACAATGATTAGAGAGGCTAATGGAACTTTTACTATTAGACCCTTATCTAATCAATATAGTGACACCTTATATTGGGCATCTAGAGAAGTAGGTGATGAGGAGTCAAATCCTGAGCCATCTTTTGTAGGTAAAACTATAAAGGATATGTTCTTCTTTATGAATCGTCTAGGTTTCTTATCTAGTGATTCTGTTGTTTTAAGTCAACCTGGAGATTATTTTAATTTCTTCTCTAGTAGTGCAATAACTATTTCAGATGCTGATCCAATAGATATGACAGCATCAGCGACTAAACCATCTAAAATTAAAGCAGCTCTAGGAACACCAAAAGGGCTTTTATTATTCGCAGAAAATAGTCAGTTTCTTCTGTCTTCTCCTGATACTGCTTTTGGTCCAGCAACAGTACAAATAAAAGAATTATCTAGTTATTCGTATTCCTCCGATGTAAAACCATTAGAAACTGGAGTATCAGTAATCTTTAGTACTGAGGCAGATACCTACAGCAAGGTGTTTGAAATGGCTGTTGACTCTGTAGATAATAGACCTTTAGTAGCTGAGAATACCAGGATCATTCCTGAATATATACCACCTAATTTAACCACTTCTACTACAAGTCCTAATAATAGTTTTGTAGCTTTTGGAAATGATACCGATACCTTATATACCTTTAAATATTTCAATGTAGGTAATGAAAGAAGTCTTGCAGGCTGGGCTAAATGGAAAATGCCAGCACCTGTAAAACTATTTGGATTTGACCATGACACTGGATACTTTGTTTTATATAACGGTACTTCTCACATCTTGACAAAGTTAGAGATGTTAGACGATGCCGAGACCTCTCCAATTACAGCAGCTGGTCAAAGCTTTATACCTAGATTAGATAATTATCTCTTTAAAAGTGAAGTAACTCAAGAAGCTAGTGGAACTACTAAAAAGAAATTAAGGTTTCCAGCTGGTAGTTATGTAGTAGGAAAACAAGCTAATGTAATTATCACTCAATCAGGTCAAGAAACTTTATTTATACGTCCACCTATTTTATCTGATAATACTGGATATTATGTTGAGGTATTAAATGCTGATGCTGCTGAGGATTTCATCTTAGGGTTGGAATATGATATGAGTGTTACTTTACCCTCATTCTTTGTTACTCAAGATAAGAGAGTAGATAGAACTAATATTCCGATGGTAGAAACAGCTTATCTAGATCTTTACTATTCAGGTAGATATAACATCACAGTTTCAAAGACTGGATATGATGATATCAATCTAGATTTAGATGTAACACCGGCTGATATTTATAAAGCTAATGAAGTAGCTGTTCAGGAATTAACCACTAAAGCTATTCCTGTATTTAGTAGAGGTGATTATGTGACTATTAAAGTTACTGCTTCTGATCCTTTACCAGCTTCAATAACCAGTTACAGCTGGGAGGGACATTACAGCAATAGGGGAATATCCAATATTAGATAAACATGAAACTATACCGCGAAGCCACAGTTAAAGATGGCTTTTTGGTAGCTAATCAATTAAGACCAGAGGATAAAAGGGAAGTAGAAGGGATGGGTCATACCCCCTTTCACATCCCTCTTTGTGTCTTAGCTAGTGAACAAGCAACCGTTTTTCATTCACCAGATGGAGAAATAGCGGGGGTTGCTGGAATTGTTCGGTTAGATTCCAAAACAGGCCAAATCTGGATGCTATGCACTCCAGTTATCACTAAATATCCACACATATTTGTACGACGATCAAAGAAATGGTTGAGAGAAGTACAGAAAGAGTATCAATTAATTTGGGCTCTTGCAGACGTAAGAAACCAAGTACATCACAAGTTACTCAAACACCTAGGGTTTAAAGCCTTAAGGACAGTACCCGTAGGACCAAAGAATCTTCCATATTATGAGATCGTAAAATTATGTGCGATATAGCATCAGCTACATTAGCGGTATCTGCAGTAGGAACAGCTGCATCAATAGGTATGGGTATAGCGTCAGCCAATCAACAGGCAGCCCAAGCCCAAGAACAATTAAACTTCCAAGCTCAACAAGCTAGAAATCAACAAGACCTAGCTACTCAACAAGCTCAATTAAGTCAACGTCAACAAAGAGACGCTCTACTACTTCAACAAAAACAAAGCACTCAAGCATATAACCTTCAAATACAACAATCAAATACTCAAATTGCTAATCAATATCAGCAGCAAATTCAACAGGTAAGAAATGAAAGGAACGCATTACTAGCAAGAAATACAGCTGAAAGAAATGAATTTCAAAAGTCAAAAGAAGCAGCTGAGGCTCAAAATAAATTAAACAATGAAGCCGCTAATAGAGCATATGTTGGACAACAAACCAAACTAGAAGAGGCAAGGAAAAAAGCTGCCTTTGCTCAACAAACATTATTAGCTAAAGCTATTGGTTCAAAAGGTTCTATTCTTGCATCTGGAAGAACTGGTCAATCAGTAGGTTCATTAGCTAGAGATGTTGATAGGCAACAAGGATTTGCAACAGCTCAAGATCTAGCTTCCATCGACTCAGCCAGAAACGCGGCAATAGTCGCTATGGAGGGAGATTATCTCAAGGCTCAAAGTGCTAACAATGCTGCTTTAAGTGGTGTTAGTGCTGACCCTGGAGATCCATTCCTACCTGATCTACCTCAGAAACCTAAATTTATTGAAGGTATAGGTCTACAAATCAATGATCAATATAGTTGGGCTTAATAATGGCAACACAAATTTCAAGTCGTGGAGGTTCATTAAAAAAGGCTGATATAGCGGGAACCAGATATCAAGGATCAGTAGGTTCATCTGGATTTCAACCTGTAAAAGCTGTTAGTGAAGAGAAAGCAGCTAAACAAAAAACACAAGCTGTAGAACGTGAAAGTCAAGTAAAACAAAGAGCCTTAGATAGAAAGCAACAAGCCGAGACCTTAACGCTACAAGCTCAACATAAAGCCATATCAAGTAAACAAACTCTTGATCAAAAGGTAGAGCTAGGTGAGTTAAAACAAGATCAACTCTATGAGAAGAGTGTCTTTGATCTTAAGAAAAATTGGGTAACTCTAAACGATAATTTAAAGCTTTCAGAGATGAAAGCAGGGCATCAAGTAGAGAGTACTAATTTAAAAACGATTGGAAGTATTATTCAACTTTCAACCTCGTTTGCAAAGAGCTATCTTAATTACTCATCTCAGATGAATGAGATAAAAGAGAATCAAGCCGCTGTTAAATTATTTCTTGATGGTGGATCAGCTGAGGTCTTAAGGAAGGGAGAAGCAATAGAGAAATCTAATACTGAAATTGAAAAGATAACAACAGAAGCAAATATAAAAGGTGCTGATGGTGATCTTCCAACACTAGCTTCTATAAACCAAGATAACTCCCAAGTCAGAACAGAGAGGATTTCTAAAAAGAAGTCAGCTTTTGAATTTGCTAGAGATTTTGGATCTTTATATAGAGATGAGTGGCAAAATAGTGATCTCCAAATCAAGCTAGAAGATGGAAGAGTTATCTCTCCTCAAGAGGCACAAACA